GTAAGTTGGGTGAATGCGGTGAACTCCCACCTCTATTAGACAATAGTAGGTACGTCACACATACAACCTGCCAATTGTATGCGATCCGCCTCGAGGTTTCATACTATCAGGTCAGCTGTCCGGTGTTTGGAATAATTCCCTCCAACGACATCCCACTCAACTCTGCCATACTCATTCTAACGGCTTCATTATATGACTTCTTCTTCATTAACTCCTTTTGTATCATGTCGATTTGGCCCGTTAGCATCCTTTCAGTTCTTGCACACAGCATCATTATCATTGTTGAGCCTAAGTTAGCGAAACCAAAAACTGCACTGAACCCCTTAAACCACGCCGGTATTGTTATATTTACATCACCCGTCTTCATACTTATGCTCAAATCATTCGTCAACGTCCCCGCAGACGTCACTAATGCTATAATTGCTGCAACAAGCATAATTGTGCCAACAATTATCTTTTTACGTCTCAAATGTGATAATTCAATTGATAATTTAGGTATTATCTGATCATTTACATGTTTTTTAACCTGTCTCAATCGCAAATCATCCCGAAATGCTTCCGCATATGACCCATACGCTGCTTTTTCTAATTTTGATGCCGTTGTGGCTCCTGTTGTGTTGGTCATTGCTTGATTTAATATTCCTAATGATACACTTGCCATTCCATCCGTCATCGTTGGCGCCATCGGAGCATAGCTAGGCGGTCTCGACTCACTTGGGTAATAGTTCACCAGCGATAGCTCATCTGATTTCACTTCTTGAGGCATATCAATCCTTTCTTCTTCAAACCTTCTAACTAATCCTGAAAGCATGACAACCATATTCTTTTTTAC